TAAAGCTTCGAGTGCGCTCGTTATACGCCCTGTGATATTGCCGCAAACATTCAATCCCATGCTTACACTTCTCTCTGTCAAACCACGCACGCGGCAACAACATCTGAGCCGCATGTATGCCATCCTCTACAGGTAACTTGGGAACAACCCGGAAATTCAAACCTAGATCCCAAGCGACCTCTCTCCTACTCTTACCACTACCAAGCTCCCGAACCTCAATGTCGTGCGGAGCATTGTGCTCGCCGTACAAATAATTCTTAGAAGCAAGAACCTTACAATAGTGCGGCAAGCCCTCGCCCCTGGCTTCGTAATAATCTATCACATGTATAGCACGTCCCACAGTCTGCGTAAAGAATATCGCAGTACTGTCTCCAACTCCGAGATCCCACCAGGTATCCACCCGGACACTTGGGTCATACGGCACATTGGAAATACGCCCCTCCGACTGAGCCGCTTCCATCTCCTTACCATAAACCGCACCAGGCACATTCGCGTTCCAGCTGCACTCAAATTCCTGGGCATACTGATCCGCCGACATCATAACCTTAGCCGCTTCCAATTCCTCATCATCGAGGATCCCGGTCTCACTCGCCTTGTAAACAGCCGCTAACCAATCATTATTCGATGTAGCTTCCTCGTACTTTTCAAAGAAAGCATCATGCCCCTTCGGGGTGCCAACGAACACGCACCAGCCCTTACGATCAGAAAGCGCCGGCCTCAATACCTCCGGAAACACATTCTCCGGCATGTCAGCGACCTCATCCATCACACAGCCATCCAGGTAAATCCCGCGCAAGCTATCCGGGTTCTCAGCGCCTAACAACGAGATCCTGGCGCCAGTAGGCAGATCACACCGCAATTCAGTCTCGTGAAACTTCACATTCGGTATAGCACCCGCAAACTGTTTTATATAATCCCAGGCTACATTCTTAGCTTGCCTATACGTGGGGGCCATATACGCGAACCTGGGGTTAGGCTTCTGGCACATTAACGCATCACGCAGAATATGATTGATAGCCCACACCGTCTTGCCAAAACGCCGGTGACACACAACTACGCCCCAACGCTTCTCCGACATCTCGTTGTGCAACTTGCGCTGCAACTCCCGGGGCTCATATGGGATCTCTATATGCGTCAATGCCGGATCTCCTCTTCCTCACTAAACGAAAGCACCCCTGCGTCCATTAACATGCGCTCATACACATCTATCAACAATACAGCGCTCTCGTACTGCTCAGAGGCGCTAGGAGCCTCCGTGACGAGCCTACGCAGCTCATTGACGTGATTAAGCAGGGCAAGGCTTTGGGTGTTCATGGGGACTCTCAGGCTGTGTGAGGGGCAGATACTGCTTAGCAGGTATATTACGGCTACAAGATCGGCGCGTGGATTTTCGGGGGGTGGGGGTGGCAGGTCGCAGAAATTTAACATAATAGACCTTATCGGATAATCTTATCGTGCAAAAACAACAGCTTAGCCAGCCATGCGCTGAATGCATGGATTGAGCGCCGGATCTGCCATGCGCTCGGCGCATATCACCGGGCAAATCGAGGCTCGCGCGCGTAGCTCGGTCACTCAGGATGTATCGTGACACGCACTTTCCCCTCAATGCACCAGCTCCTCTTCATCGCCACTGACGGCAGTATCGCCACCCGACCAGCTGATCGTGAACGTCTGCGCCTGTGGTTGATCCTCTTTCTTATCGCGGATCCCGAATGGCTGATTGCGCGCTGCTGTCCACTTGAGCGTTTCGATCTCGAGCCGGCGCCGTTGCACCTCTGCGTTTAACATTCGCGGATCTTCGACCTTTGGCAGCTCTGCCATTGCCAGGGCGTTGAGATGGTCTGCGTAATACTCTGCCTGGAGGATCCTGGCTTTGCGATACATCTCCCAGATGATCTCGTCTGCCTGGACTGCGCGTGTGACGCTGCGATAGCTTGGCATGTTCTTTTCGTTTGTGATGTCTACGAGCGTTTCGCCTCCGGCTAATCGGTCGCAGATCTGTTCCATGATTTCGACTGAGACTGTCCGGCTTTTCATGCGTTGCATCCTTTTGCAAAGAAGCCCGGCCCTTAGGCCGAGCAGTTTGAGGCAAAGCCACCAGGGGGACGTGAAAGCAGTGTATAGAGCACATCTGGTGACTTGCACTAAATGTAGCGGTTTTAATCACATGCTGCAATAAATATCTCTGATAGGGCTTGACAGTATCTGTCACACGTACTAAGTAAGGCATGGATGCGGAGAAAGGAATCGAAATGGCAATGGTGTTTTTAGCGGCGATGTTGGCGGGATACGCCTGGTTCGCTTGCCAGCCTCGGCAGCGGATGCGGTTCGCTGTCAGTGAAAATCGGTTACGCCAGGATGCAGCTTACGCTGTGTGGGCAAACAACATGGAAGGAGCACAATAATGATACCAGCATTACGTCAACAAATAGAGCATTACGCAGAGCGTTACGCCCAGATGATCCATCAAGGCATTGAGGCAACCCCAACCGGTCACGAACGTTTCGGTCGGTTGTTAGGCTTGTGCTACGCTTACCGTGAGTTGGTTCATCCTGATACCCGGGCAGTTCGCGGCATGGCTTACACTGAGGTCGAAAACGCCCAGGTTCGGTTGGGTTACGTCGATGAAGAAGGTTACGCAATAGAAGGAGCACAATAATGAAACGCAATTACCGGAATGCTTACAACGCGCTTAAGAAGATCGGCGCACCAGTGATCGATCACGGCGGAGATGAGTTCTTCATCAGCGCCGAGAACAACAGCACTGAGATCTGGGCTGACTACTACATGATGGGCTGCGGCTGCACTATGCTTGACGACTTCGGCGTGAACCACAAGATCAACAAGATCTTAGGGAAATACGGCTTGTTTGCTGAGTGGCAAAACCCTGGCCGTTTAGCGATTTGTGAGGCGTGATATTTTTTTCTCGCCTTACCCTTGACAGTTTCTGTCACAGACCCCATATTACTAGTGGAAGGAGGAAAGAGATGATTGATCACGTAGCGTTTCGGATGGAGGTCGCCGGCGGCAATGCCGCTATGGTTGACAACCCTTTGGAAGCTTTAGCCCATATGTTCCAGGAGCAGTTAGTTGACCGGTTACGGTTGGGCGCTGACTACGGCAACTTGCGGGATGCCAACGGCAATGTTGTCGGTGCCTGGAATGTTTACTTAGACCATGACGAGGAGGACGCCTAATGTATGAACGTCACTACGGCAACAACTACGATGAGAACTTAACCAACAAGCAGATCGCTGCAAAGATCCGTGCCTGGATCAAAGCCACCTATCCCGGCTACAAGTTCAGTGTTACCATGAGCCGGGGCAACGCAATCAACTGCGACATGGTAGAATGCCCTGAGCATCACCACTTCTACGCCGTTGACGTGTGCCGCGATGAGGTCGTTGTTGCACAACAACACGAGGTGATGATGAAAGAAATCAAAGCTTACGGCAACAGCTTTAATTTTGATGGCAGCGAGATCATGGTCGATTACTTCGACGTGAACTTCTACTTCTTCCCTGGCATTGCCTGGAACGGCCCCGCCGAGAAGCAGCGCTTGGCCCAACACGCACAGTGCCAGGAATTGGCTGCGGCTTGATCTTGTTTAGCGCCCTTCGGGGCGCATTGCTGGTTCAAGAGAAAGGAGACCACATGGGAATGCACGTAACAGTTTATCGCAGCGCTCGTAGTGACTACGACTGCACCAACGGCGGAGCGAGCAGCTACGCCAAGCAACTTTGCCTTACCAACGTTGACGGCCCCTGGGAGCCAACCGATGAGATCCCAGCTGCAAAGCTTGTAGCGCGTAACATCGGCGGCATCACCCTGAGCATTGTGCCTGACGCTGTAGCAGACAAGTGGCACACATTCGGCGGTAACTATGCAGCGACCAGTGATAGCCGGTTCAGCGAGGCTTGCCGTGAAATGTCTGGTCACGCCTGGTACGGCGCTGTGCCAATCCACGACCGTGTAGAATAGGAGATACCACAATGGATAACCTTCAAGACCTAATTCGCATCGTTAAAAGCATCACCCTGGGC